GCACCCATCAGACTCGCCAGAGGCATTATACAGCCCGTATTCTTCAGATCCTGGCCTTGGGCCTTGACTAATCTGAGCAGGAACTTTAGTCCATGTTGTGCAGCTTACACCCATTATTGTTTTAGTGCCGTGGTCGTGTATAGGATTGTAGTCGCCTTCATAACTATGGACTGACCAAAGTTCGTCTATACTCACCTCTCTGTTACCGTCCAGTTGCTGCCCTGTCATTTCAAAAAAACTTTGTACATATTGCACACCTAAACTTTGTATGTATGCGCTAACCTCCTGTAGTTTTTCATCTAAATGATCCATTCGTAGCTGCTCTCCTTGGTGTATTTGTCCAACTAGAGTGTCAGCGGCTGTTTTCCTGCTTTCTTGAAACAGTAAGTTATCCAAATAGGTGTTCAAACTGTTTATATGTTTGTCAGGGAACTCTGCCTCAAGGAGAAAAACAGAAGGTAAGGGAAGCATTCTAATTGAAATTTCCTCCTTACTCATGCGTAGTGTTCTCCAAAATTCAGTTCTAGTGTCTCTAGTTTGTCTTCAGCTTCCGACAGCTTCGCTATTAGTATGTCCATGGTGTCAACCATGTGTGGATGTTCAGCGACAGCTACAGGGTTCTCAAAGAAGTTAAGTGCGTCCGCTTCAGCTTCAATTATTTGCGCTTTGTATCTGGCTCGTAGTGCGCTGTACAGCCTGTTGCTCATGTTCTTGTTCCTCATAGTATTTGATCCAATCTTCATAGGAAGTCAGTAAGTTTTCTTCCCATATATAATACAAGCAATCATATATGGGATGCGTTTTGTCAGGGCTTTTAATTTCCAGCATAAATAATCTCCCATTTCCCTTCTATGTTTTCTACTAACGCTGAACAGTTTTCACACCAATCACCAGTATTCATGTAAGTTATATTGTTCAAATTTTTTATGTTTGGCGTATGGATATGGCCGCATATTATACCATTATATCCTTTCCTTCCACAATAGTTTATCATTTCATCTTCATAATTACCAACAAAACTAGCAGCGGCTTTTGCTTTCTTTTTTAGATATTTAGATAAAGACCATCTTGGTTTATTTCTCCAACGCCTGTAACTGTTCATAATAGCATTGAGATATATAAGAAAATCATAGGCTTTATCTCCTATGTACATCACCCATCTACCAAACTTAGACCTCATTAAATAATCAAAAATGTCGCCATGTGTTACAAGATACTTTTCTCCATTTATGGCTGTATACGAGCATTGATTTAGAAGTTTTATATTCCCTGCTTCAAACTTGCCAAAAGAGCGTAGAAACTCGTCGTGATTGCCCGGTATGTACGTCACAGGAATATCTTTTTTTAATATCTCTTTTATTATTTTAGAGTGTTCTTTAGGCCAGTACCATTTCTTAGACAATCTCCAGCCATCTATTATATCCCCAACAAGAAAAAGATTATTAGTTTCTAAAGTTTTTATAAACTCTAAGAGTTTGTCTGATTGACAGTGTTTAGACCCTAAATGTAAATCAGAGATAAATACTGAATTATATTTTGTCATACGTAAGACCTAAAGTCCCTTCTTTTTTTACATTCGCATATCAAATGTGCGCCAAACTGTCTACAAAGTTTCATCTCATAAGATTTACACTTTACATTCTCAGGCTTGTAGTAGTCCCACTTGCTTCGCTGTGTCCCATCAGAAGCACAGCCAGTTAGTAGTAATGTTGCTAGTAATAATTTAACCTTCACAGCTTAGGCACTCCCCGTCTTCTAGGTTTATTCTTGGTATCTTTACGTTGACATTCTCTGCATTACGTGCCGCTGTGGTGCGGTAGTAGTACATAGACTTCAACTTGTTTGCACCTACCCAGTGTACATTGTTGACGTACTCTAGGTACTCGTCATGTGTCTCCTGTGACGCATTGGACGGTGGTGGCTCAAAGAATGTATTGACTGACTGAGACTGACACACATAGGGCTGACGCTGGTAGGCGTGTTCTATGACCCATATCTGATTGATCTCAGGCGCGGTCTTAAAGGTATCTCTTTCTTCTTCAGATAGCGCCGTAAGCCCTGCAACAGAGCCTTCAGCAGCAGAAATAGTTTTCCATGTTTCTTCATTGTTTAGGCCTTTTTCCTCCAGTAGTTTCTCTAAGTATTTATTCTTTACACGGTAGCTGCCGCTCAAAGTCTTGTGCGTAAAAATGTTAGCACGCGAAGGCTCAATCGAAGGACTAGTTCCACCACATATAATACTGCTGCTGGCATTAGGAGCAATAGCAAGGAGATGTGAGTTACGGCGACCACTGCCGACCATATCAGGAGCTTCCCCACGATCTCTACCCAAAACTTTACTAGCGTCCAACGCTCTTTCCTTGATGAGCTTGAAGGCTCTATGATTAAATGATGCAGCGTAAACTCCCGCGAAAGGGAGTCCATTACGTTGAAGATAACTATGAAAACCCATTGCACCAAGGCCGACCGCCCTCTCTCTATATGCGCTATAAGCGGCTCTTGCAAAGCCTTGTTTACTTTCTCCCACATACCCCATAAACTCCTCTAGTGTATCCACAGGTTTGTGTGGATATTCGTCTACTGCATTATCAATAAAATGCTGTAGTGTATTGTCCAGCATAGTAATTAGATCAGGTATAAACTTTTCATTTTCATGCCACTCACTAAAGTATTCTAAGTTAACGCTTGACAAGCAGCAAACTGCTGTACGTTCCTTGTTTGTTGGCAAAGTAATCTCAGAGCATAAGTTACTCTGCCGTACACTCAGTCCTAAGTCCTTCTGCTCCTGTGGTAGATACTCATTACAGCGGTCTGTGTTGACAATGTACGGCTCACCTGTCTCTGCTCTGGTGTGTATTAGCTGCCACCATAAGTCCCGCGCTGGGACTGTTTTGATTGCCTGCTTTGACTTAGGATCAATCAGACGCCATGGCAAGTCATGCTCTACTGAATAAAGAAAGTCATCAGAAATATTAACGCCGTTATGTAGATTAAGACACTTACGGTTAAGATCCCCACCAGTAGTCTTTCGCATAGCAATAAATTCTTCAATTTCTGGGTGGCTGATGTCCATATACGCCGCATAAGCACCTCTCCTTGTTACTCCTTGGTTGAAAGCCAGCATCTGACTGTCAACTACATGCATAAAAGGGATACTCCCAGTTGATTGGCTCCCGTTAGAAGTAGCCACGCCGTTACTGCGAACAGCACCCCAGTACCCACCCAGACCGCCCCCGCTGGAAGTGAGCCAAATGTTTTCATCATAGTGAGCTGATAAACCACCTCTGGAATCAGGCACAAAATTAAGAAAGCAGCTAATAGGTAAGCCACGAGTCGTTCCTCCATTGCTTAGTATTGGTGTGCTGAACATGAACCAGCTTTTACTGGCATAGTCATACAGGCGCTGTGCTAGATTAAAGTCAGTAACACCCTGATAGGTAGCACTGTACACAGAGGCGCGTGCAAAGGCTTCCTGTGCATATGTCTCGTCTTGCCAGAAGTACCTGTCCTTCAGCGTATTCAGAGAGAAGTCATTTAGGTCTTTCTCTCTTTCGTAGTCTATAGTAATCCCAAGGTAATCTTGGGTGCCTGTCTTATACTGCATCTTGATTGTCCAACAAAAACTTCATCAATCGTTCTTCATACCAACGTGCTTTACGTAGGTCTTCAAAGGGCTTGCTCTTGTATCTGAATCTCCACATATACTTGAGTGCATTGCCCCTGAGATAACCTATGTACTCGTCCTTAGACAGCATAGCTTCTATAGCTTCTATGCACTCTATGCCACCATTGTTGTAGTGAGGTGGGTTGTCCACCATGTCGACGGGATTACCAAAGACAGGATGCTCATTTGGCGCGTTGTCTTCATCATCATCGTCCCAATGCACTTGGTATCCGTACTTCTTGTTAATTCTAGTCCATGCGTCTGGGCTTTCATCATCAATGCTCGTCTTCTTCATCTGTGTCTGGTCTTGTGGCATCTTGTAGTTCTTCCTCAAATTGTTCTAGGCGGTTAATTAACTTGTCTTCAAACCTGTCCAGTATTTCCTCACTGGTCAGTTCTAAAAATTCAATAAGATCATCAGGGTCATACCTATCCAATATCTTCTCCCTAATTTCATCCATTGTCAAGTTGTATTTATTGTGAGTCAACATATTTCATCAACTTATCAAAGTCAGTTAGTGTGTAGTGCTTAAATCCTTCCTTCTCGCACCATTGTCCCATAGTCATCTTAGCGCCCTTGCGTAGCTTCTTGTTAGGATCTGACAGTACAAAGATCAGTTCTGTGTCTGTGCAGTCCCTGATGGCTTTGTACTTCATTGTATCGCCTGTCCTGAAGAAGCCCTTTAGTTCCAAGAGTATCCCTGTGCGCGTATGTACGAAGTCTGGTTTGTACTTCCT